AGAATAAGTGCCTGGCAGTAGTCCTGAGTTTACTTTTGTCTGCGGTCTTACAGTGGTGCCATCAGCTGACTCATAATGCTCACAACCAAAACACCAGGTAGAGTCATCGGAGTACAGGGCGTTGTTGTCTTTTGATCCGCACTTTTCGCACGGCACATGTTTTATAAATGTGTTCTCGGTGGAACTCTGTGGAGCTTCCATTTATTTCCCCCCCTCAGTGATGCACTGTTTTATAAACTGCTCGGGAGTTTTGTACGGGAACCAATGTCGGTTACCTTTGTGGCGCCATTTCCTTGTCTGAGGGGAAACGTGATACATGTCATGTATAAAAAACAGTCCCGACATATCCTTAAAATCAATTAAAAACTCTTCGTCTGATTCTACAAAAGCGATAGCTTCTAAAAGTCTGCCCACCATTTTGTGCTCGGTTTGACTGTAGTAAAGTTTGTCAGCATTTGCCTCACTGGTGGCACGGGAATTATTTCTAGCAGTCTTCAGTTCAGAGTGCAGTTTTGACAACCTTTCGGCTTTGCCCTCTATCGTATTTAAAAATTCGGTATCCATTTCATCTTCCCTCAAAAATTAAAATTAATAAAAAAGGCCACCCCGTTAAGGGCAGCCCTTGCTCACTACTCGTTAAGCCATTCATCAGGTATCGTTTTGTGCGCCCACTGAAGTCGATGCTTATCGCAGAAACTGGCGTAGGTACTTTTCGATCCCTTGTACAACTTATTGTTGGAGTTACTGAATACAAAACGAATGTCTATCTCTGGGAATTGCTCATGGATAAGCAGATGCTTTTGCCTGTCCTGGACATCCCAGATACCTTTCGCTTCCACATAAAAAAAGCCGCCATCCTTGGGCAGCTTAAAGTCAGGTGTGTACTTCGCCTGACGGAGGGGGACCTGGTAACTTATCTTGTCTGTCTCATAGTGGACCTCAAGACCCGCAGTCAGTATTTGCTTTGACAGTTTGTCTTCAAGACCACTTCGGTAGCCGTGCTTTATTCCATTAGAAACGGTCAGCCGATGTTGCTGCTTCTTGTTGAACTTCATGCATTACCACCTCGGTAGGTTCGCCCATTAGGTCAGCAGCAGTGAAGCCACCCTCGACACGGTCAAACCCTTCTTCACTACCGGCAACAGGGTTAATGATCTGTACTCGGGTCAGCTTTAAAGACACGCCACTACGACCAGAGACGGTGTAGGGTGATGCCCAGCCGCCTACTCGGATCTTGCTGCCACCGAATAACTGGGGGATCTGGCCACCGAAGATTTCTTGGCCCGATGCATCGAAGAACGCTGGGGCATACAATGAATTGACCTTAATAGAACACTCTCCAGTGTCCTCGTTTATCTCAAAGGGCATCGCCGCACTGGCGGCCTTGGTACCAAACTCTGACTTTGCTGCATCCTCAATTAGTTTGACGAGGGCCTTGTAGTCCTCCAAGACCAGGACGACCTTGTACTTGGGTTCCCCGCCAAATGCGCTATCGGGTTTGTTAAGCCATGGGTAACTTGCGCGGCCTGTGGTTGTTGTAAATGCTACTCTGCTATTCTTAGCCATCAATACTTTCCTTCGTGTTGGTTTTAGTGGGTGTTGGGGGTTCTGGGTCTAGGGAGATCCCTAGCTTTTTTGCTTCATCAATGAGTGCCTGGGGAAGGTTCTGGTTTTTACTTCTCAGTAGCTCCACCATTCCATGCACTCTTTCTCTTGGATGCATTTGCGGTTTTTCCTTTTTGTTATTCTCTAAGGGTGGACACTTCTAAAACGCGCTCAGTAATTAGCAGAAATTGCAGTTATTTGGACTTTGTAAATCACATTTGACAGGCGAAAAAAAAGGCCACGCTTTCGCATGACCTTGGGGGAGGGTACTTCTGTTTTTTTTATTACTTAGGTGGAATCTTTTTCTTTTCTGTCTCTTTTGGTTTTACTTTTTCGGTAGCAGACTTCCCAAATATCCTGTCGAAGTTTGCTGCATATGTACTTTCATTTGTTGGCCTGCGGCCACTACCTTTTCCCATTGTTCTTCTCTTAGTTTAATTAGTTATGCAAAACAGTACTCCGACTCCATTACGGCGTTTATATCGAGAGACCCCTTTGGCGGTATCGTTACCTGTAGTATTTCCCTACCTTGGACACTGAGCTGCTGAGTGGCTTCATTTAGAAACTTTTGGTACATACAAAAGCCATCGTACATTTCTACAAAGGCTGCGCGTACCGCCCAATAGATCACCTCGGTATTCGAAGGGGTTGATGCGAATGAATCGTGGATCAGGAAGAAGTCATTCACTCCGTTTGCTTTGGCTAGTAATACAGTTTTCATAAGGTGCGCGGAGTCCATACTGTGGATGAAGGTAGGAGCAATACCTGCTTTTGACTTGCGCTTGTTGATACTGGTCTTAGAACGCTCTCTAACGGTCACCTGAGTGCGTTTGTCTACCAGGGTCTTACGATCATGTAGGTACAACTTAACCTTCTTCATATCGTAATCGCTGTACTTCTGGACCACTGTGAATTCGGTTGGTGTTGTCCACCGGACAGGCTTCCCTTCGTGCGCCAGAGCACCCGCAATAGTCCTGAAAAACTCCATGCCTGCTGCGGCTGAACTGATCGTCTCCTGGATTGACTCCATGTTGATCTTGGCAAGGAACCTGGCAGCTTTCCCAGTCTCAAGTACGGTATCCCCAAATGGGTGGTGTTCAAGAGTGCCCTTTAAAACCTGAGTCCCTAGTGGAGCCATCACATCAGCAACCAGTTGATCCCCAAACCCGTAGACACCACTGGAGTAGGCATAGGTCATTGTGTTGCGCTTACAGACCTTACGAGTAATACCGAAGGCAAGCCAGGCAGCCGCGTGTGTAGCATCATCTCCCGCCATATCGGCCACCAGCCCTACCTTGGTGGTTACAAGGTCAGCTACAGTCTGGTAGACATCCTGTGGTGACTCGCTAGGTGTCAGGTTAACTAGGCGGCCATCGCCCTCATCCAGGCTTGCTGCTGCATAGTGCTGACAGCCACTGTTGCTCCCGTCAAGTGCCGTAGGGATAGCGCAGTGGTAGAAGGTCCCAAACTCTTTCCACTGTGCCCAGGCGTGGCAGGCTGCGAGGAACTGAAAGGGCTTGTCAGCTTTATTCCAAAGATCCACGGTGCCCTTGAAATCAGTACCTACCTGGCACAGCCAATCTGAGTTGTCGTTGGTCCAGCGTTCTCGGTCTTGGAAAGACTTCTTGGACACACGATCAAAGTCACCCAGGTTCGCCAGGTGTATCGCTAACCAAGAGCCGCCTTCCTCTGTCATCGCCGTGGTGTTAGCCAGCTCAAACATAGCCTTGATGTGGTCATCCCTGTGGTAGTTGAAGTGAGGTACAGGGTAACAGCGGCCTCTGAAGTCCAGGTTCCAGGGGAGGTAAAACTCTTCGAACTGAGAGAGTTCAGATGCGCTCTCCAGGTCCTGAGACATCACAACAGCCTGACTGTCTATGTCCCTGTTGCGCTCTAGCACTTCCCGACACTTTAAGGAGTAGCCCTTCTTAGCGTGGTCATCCAAGGTTTCCCATTGCGGGTGAACTGGGGGTCGCTCCATCTTGTTTTTCTCAGGGAATGCTTTGCCCACATCTACCCCAGTAGACCAGGCCCATTTGACAGCATCTACAACATAGCTGTTCATTCTGAGTGGGGTCTCTTGGATAGCGTTAAGAGCCTGGAGGTACTCTGGACCCTCTGGGCCACTCTTGGCAATGGAGTGCTCTATTGCTTTGCGTTGACTATGAGTCGCCATACGAACCAGTGGAACCTGCTCTGCCAGGGCGGCATCACGGTAGCAACCTGAGTCGAACTTAGTCCACTTAGTAGGGGGTACAATCATTGGGGCGAACATGGGTTCAAGCCAGGATGCTTTAAAGTCCAGGTTAGCTAGGGCCAGGGTTGCCTCTGGAGTCATACCTATCTTCTTCATGGTCCGCTTAGGTGCTGACTTCTCCCAGACATCAAAGATACCTGAGAACTCAAGTACTGCATTGATTAAGGGCATTGCTGATTTGACTTGGCGCGTAGGTAGCCACGCTTGTGAACTATAGCCAGCCTTAGCTGCAATGATCCTAGCAGCCTTGACCCGATACTTACTACTAGAGTGACTCTTAGTCACCTGAGTCTCTATACGCTTTGAAAGTTTACTATCGTGAGCCTTAAGACCTGCGGACCAGTGTTCCAATTCGATCCTCTGGCCAATACGACTAATGCATGACGTTAGTGAAGCCTTAAGGGCAACCGAGTCCATACAGGTGTTAAGGGCTAAGTAAGCCAGTAGGTCAACATCTAGACCCTTGATATCCTCATACCAACAATGGTTTCTAACACCACTGTTTTCCTCTTTTAGTATTCGACTACGGATAGCATCAGCTACCCTAGTCATTGCTCCAGTGATTAGCTTTTGTGGGCCGTTCAAGGTGGAAGGACTATTGTTACCGTTAAGTCTCTCGTTGTACCTATCGTTACCATTAGCCTTCATTTGTTCTTCGCGGGCCAGCTCTATCGTGTTCACTTTTTCGAATGTCATCATCAGTAATCCCTCAAGTTACAATCAGTATTCTCTAAGGGTGGACACTTCTAAAATTCCACCCAAAGGTCTGTTTTTATATAAGCCTGGAGACAAGGAGCTGTGCGTCTCTCAAATGACTTAGTACGCTTTCCTGTACACTTTTTTGGACATGTGCATCATGTATTAGCACAAGCTCTGACAATAGCTCTTTAGCTCTATCAAGGGAATCATTTATACAAACAATCTCTCTATTGTTTCTTAAGGCCCTAGCAGCCGCTTCCTCGGCAGTCATGGGGATCATCTCCTGATCGTACTCACTGATGAAGAACTTGTGTGGGACTGGTGTGTGCATAGTACTGCTCCGAAAGTTATACATTGTCACCACCCTCACCGAGCATGGCCATTAGTGACTCTTTGTCTTCATGGACGTACTTCTGGGTAGTAGTCAATGACTTGTGACCTAGCAGCATGGCGACACCCAGGGTAGATGCCCGCTTCTTGTTGACCAGGTTAGATGCACAGGTGTGCCTACATATGTGGAAGCAGAAGTGGGGGTCATTGCGGAACAGCTCGTCTTTACATGCCCACAGTGCATCATAAAAGGCGGTGTGTCGGAAGAATGACCTGGGGCGGTTATGGAGGTTTGTTAGAGCATCCCTGGCAGCCTGGACGAGGGGGACGTTGCGTTCACCCCCGTTCTTAGTATTACTCAGGTGGACAAACCGTCCGTCCTTACTGAGTACACCCTTGGTCTTACCTTCGGTACTCCCGATACTGAGGATCTCTGCTTTACGCATTCCACTCTCAATCCCCAAGATAAACATGTCCTTCATCCAAGGCCACTTTGAGTCCTCATAGAATGCATAGATGCTTTCGATCTCTTCCTCGTTAAAGAAGCGAGGACGCTTACTGCTGGCCTTTCTCCAAACCAAGGTAGGGCTGTGAGTGATCTCTTCGTTTTTAACAGCCAGCTTTAGGATAGAGCTTATTGCAGCGGTGTATCGATTAAGTGTGGCATCTGAGAGTCCCTTGGACTTTAGGTGGTCCAGGAAATCATAGATATCGGCAGGTTTTAAGTCTCCCAGGGCGCGTGATTTAAAGTCACTAAAGTTTACTAAACGGACTATTTTCGCCTGGCTTGTCTTTAGGTGGCCAGTTTCCCAAATTCGGTGGCCGTTTTTTAGGGTGAAATCTAATAGTGTTGTCATCGTGTAATTCCCTCAAATTAACGTAAATAAGTATCCAATTTGAGCTTCAAGTGGCCTAGTCCCTTGCGGTCTTTTGGTCAACTTTTAACCAACTTCTGTCCTGCAGCCCGCATTCCTAGGCTCATTTCGAAATTGGTAGACGCAAGGGACTTAAAATCCCTCGGTGGCAACACCGTGTCGGTTCAAGTCCGACCCCGGGCACCATATATTTAAGTTACCCATTGTTTTACTTGTGTATTTACTCAGTTGCACAGGTAGGGTAG